AGCTAAAAAGCTACGTCGCGGGATGCTTCACGCTGCGTTGGGTAACCTTCGCGGCGTATTCCGTAATTTCGGGAGGCCGACTGATGTCGCCACCAGGACTATTTCCACTGCCTCGATTAGTTATCTCGAGGGCCGGATGACTTTCTCCCGCTTTTGGCTGGAGTTGTCGTACGGTTGGAAGCCCCTTTTAGGGGACCTGGAAGCGGCTACCGCCTTACTAGCGGAGCAGTTGAACGGTGGTGCTGCGGCTAACAGCCGCCGCGTCTGTGCGTCTCGGGAGTTCCAATCCGAGGCGAACACTTCTTCATCCAATGTCATGTACTACCGACATAAATTGACGAAGACCCGTTTAAGGTACGTGATCACGAACCTAACGGCTAGCCCTGTAACAGGGTTGCCTTCAGTTCCATCTGTACTTGGCGTCATTTGGGAAAAGGTTCCGTACTCCTTTGTCTGCGACTGGGTTGTTCCCATCTCAGACTACCTTGCAGCGTTGAGGACCGCCAGTGACCTTCGTGGTACTGTCGTTCGGAGCTGCAAGCAAACTACTACCTTCTCGGACATCGCAATTAATCGCGGTACTTGGGACCTCGGTCCCATCCCCTTAACAGGGAGTGGTACGTCCTTGGAGATCATGAAGTTTACTAGGAGTGTCAGCGACGAGATTTCCCCGCCGCTGCCTGTCACCGAAAATTTGTCTATCGGTGGCGTCTTTTCCTCTTGGCAGAGGGCCGCTAACGCGGTTGCCCTGCTTCAGAACCTGCGCTTTTCTCCTGGTGATCGCACAGGGATCAAAAAGCTGCTCGGCCGTTAGGCCCCGCAGTCCTTCAACCCACCAGTTTGCTCTTAGGAGTTCTTTATGTCTGCACAAGCAAATATCACCGTCTTTGACGGCGCTACAACCCCCGTGTCGCACATTCTTGTCGCCTCTGGCGTCAAGGTCCTCGCCGACGGTACCCAACTCGCACTTTACCGCGAGATGCTACCGGGTCTGCCGACGAAGGCTCAAGTGCGTGTCGAAGCTCGCCAACGCGAGTTCCCGACTGGTGTTGTGGAAACTCGTTTCGACGTGTTTGTCCCCGTTATGGAATCCATCTCGGGTCAGAACGCCTCTGGTTACACCGCCGCGCCCAAGGTCGCTTACGAGGATCGCTATGCGATTGTGCAATACGCACACCCTCGTTCTACGATTGCAACCCGTCGCCTCGCCAAACAGATCGGTCTCAACCTCGGTAACAATGTTACCACCTCGGTTGCTGCTGTCTCTGCTGGCATCGTCGACGAAGCCGCAGTCGGCCTGGTTTTCCCAAGCTAACCTTTTAGGAGTTTGCCATGTCCCATTCTTTGGGCGAAGCATTACCTGCTTTGCAGGTTGCATCTTACGATGCAAAACTCACTACGGATTTGACAAATGAACTATTGTCCATCCATGCGCGTAAACTGCTTGATCGGCTTTCGGAAGAAGGCTTTCAAGCAGGCGGGCC